ATACCAGATATTAAAATAATAGACTTTTTAACAGGCCTTTTTAAATTATTTAATCTTGTGGCCTATGTTAAACAAGACGGAACTATATATGTGGATACCTTAGACAACTTCTACGCCACTTCTACTACTTATGATATTACTAAGTATATAGACGTTGAAACCAGCTCGGTAGACGTAGCGCTACCTTACAAAGAAATTTTATTTTCTTATAAAGGAGTTAAAACTTTTTTAGCGGATAAGTACACTAAGTTATTTAATGCAACTTGGGGAGCTGAAAAATTCAACGCTCTTAATAATTTATTAGATGGTGGGATTTATAAAGTAATAGCTCCATTTGAACACATGCTTTTTGAAAGATTAATAGACAGTAGAACTGGAGGTACAACCAATATAGTCTGGGGCTTTTGTGTTAATGATAACCAACAGCCGTACATAGGCGATCCAATTTTATATTATCCAAATATAAGAAGCGGCCAAGGAAATATTTCTTTTAGAACATCGGGGGGTTTTCCACATACTTCAATGCCTGTTTTTAGCGTGCCAATGAATAGCGTTTTTTCAAGTTCTGCTACTAGTACCGCAAATATTAATTTTGGTTTAATGACAAATGAATTTACAGGAGATACATCTTTTACTGGAACTTTATTTAACAATTACTACAATAATTATATTGCAAACATTTTTAAGCAAAGCTCAAGAATAGTAAAATTTAATGCATACTTACCACTAAATATAATTGTTAATTATACCCTAGCGGACATTTTAATTATTAGCGGTAAACAATATAGAATTAATAGCTTAAATATTAATCTAATTAATAACAAGTCACAGTTAGAACTAATAACAATATGAGAATATTAAAATTATTAAACGTAGATAAATTCTACGGCAAAGACGAATTTATAGAAATTGCAAAGGGGAAAAATAAGCTACCGGAAACGCTAAGAGAAGGATACGAACAAATTAAAAGATATAGAAGATGGCGAATACAGTAATCGTTAATGTAGAGGCAAATACGGCATCTGCAACAGCAAATATTACCAGCACTACTGTTGCGGTTGATAACCTTACAAAGGCAGAGCAAAAGTTAAATAACGAAAGCCAAAAGGTTGCATCTGGTTTTGAGGATGTAACAAAAAACGGCGGGGCCATTGCTATATTAGATCAGCTAACAGGCGGCCTTGCTTCAAGGGTAAGGGATACCGCTGAGGCAACTAAACTATTTAACTTTAGTTTAAAGGGAATGCGAACGGCTTTAATAGCTACAGGAATTGGAGCATTTATTGTGGCCCTGGGCCTTGTTGTTGCTTATTGGGATGAGATAGTAGAATTTATTACTGGCGCCAATAAATCTTTACAGTTACAAATAGATTTAAAAAACGAATATATTGAGGGCTTAGATTATGAGCTGACTGTATTAAAAGCTCAACAAGATTTAGCTAAGGCACAAGGTGGGTTTAATAAAGAACTTGCGGCGCAACAAAGAGCAAAATTAAAAGATCTTTTAGCTGAAAGAAAGGTAGCTGTTGAGCTAGCAGAATTAGCACTGCAAAGCGCAAGACATGAAGATTATGAGGAATATTTAGAAATTCACAAAAATTTTGAAAAAGCCAAACTTGATGTTATTAAAACAGAAATTGCTTTACAAAACTCATGGAATGATGTTACTAATAAAGCTAAAGAAAATAGAGATAAACAAGCCGCTGATGAAAAGCTATTATCGGAGCAAAGAAAAAAGGCCAATGCGGATGCTTTAACTGCCGAGAAAGAAAAGGCAGATGCTATAGAACAAATAACAGCGGGCCAGGTAAACACAGAAGCAGAAAAAAGGGTTGAGGAAATTAGACAAAACCAGCTTAAATATGAGGATTTATTAACACTTGCTAGAGAATATTATGCAGAGGATTCAACACAAATACAAGAGCTTGAACAAACACGACAAGAACTTGAAACAGAAATAAAATTAAGGCATGCTGAGGAAGATGCGGCAACAGAAAAAATTATTACAGATAAAATTGCAGCAGATAAAAAGATTGTAACCGATAAGGCTGCTGCTGATAAAGCAATAGCAGATCAAGAAATTATTGATGCTGAAGAAATAGTTGCCGAAACACAAATAGCTATTAGAGATGCTGAGCTAAATAATGCCGCTGGCGGCATAAACCTATTAGCAAGTTTACTACCAAAAAGTAGAGCTTTGCAAGCTGCGGCAATTATAGGGTCTAATGCGGCTGGAATAGCTAAAATAATTCAACAAACAACGGCTTCAAACGTAGCAATCACAGCTCAAGGAACTGCCTTAGCTATTCCAAGTGGAGGCGCATCCGTAACAGCTGCGGCTGGTTTAGTGGCTGCAAACAAAGTATCTGCTGGAATTAATATAGCAACATCTGTGCTTGCAACTGCAAAAGGTTTGGCGGCTTTAAAATCTGGCGGTGGTGCTAACCCTTCAGTAACAATACCTGGCGACTCTGGAGGTGGTGCGCAGGTCCCGGCCTTTAATATTGTAGGCCAAGGAGAAGGCAGCCAAATTGCATCCGCACTAGGAGAGCAACAACAAACGCCAATCCAAGCTTTTGTTGTAAGCCAAGATGTAACAACGGCCCAGTCGCTCCAAAATAATATTATACAAGGTGCAACATTAGGAGATTAATATAACAGAAAACTTAAAATGGTGTTTATATTAAAATACTGAATATAATGGAAATAATAGAATTGTTTATTGATGAAACCGAAGAGCTATCTGGAATCGATGCCATTTCAGTCGTATCAGCGCCTGCCATTGAAGAACCATTTATTGCACTTAAAGATCAAGAGCAAATAAGACTTGCCGAGGTTAGTAAAGAAAAAAGATTACTAATTGGGGCCGCTTTAATTCCTGACAAGCCGATTTATAGAAAAACAGATAATCAAGAATTTTATATATACTTTTCAAAAGACACAGTGGAGAAGGCTTCACAGATGTTTTTAAAATCCGGTAAACAAGGACAGGCCACTATGGAACACGCTTCTAAAAAGCTGGAAGGTATGACTGTAGTAGAATCTTGGCTGATAGTTGACGATGTACATGACAAAAGTAGAGCTTATGGTCTGGATTTAAAAGTTGGGACTTGGATGATAACCATGAAAGTTGAAAATGATGAAATTTGGAATGACTACGTAAAAACGAAGAAAATTCTCGGCTTTTCTATAGAAGGATTCTTTGCAGATCGCTTAAACAAAGCTAATAATAAACTGCCAGACAATTACAGTGAAGATGACAAACTCCTAAAACAAATAATAGATGTACTCGAGGAATCAAACACCAACGCCTAGCAGAACCTCACCAAGGGGAGGCCGTAGGGGTTGCCTGTGTAAGGATAATACCTATAATTCAAAATGTTGCAATGGAGATTTACAAAACCAAGGTATCGGTTCACTGACCGGACAGAATTTTGAGGACTTTATGAGAACAGAGGATAACTCGGGATATATAATGTCTGAAAACCTTGACAAATTACAACAGGAATCTTAGTCTGCTGTTTATATTATAATTGTAATTAATAAACAAATATATATATGAACTCAAAAGAAACTTTATTAAAAGTTAAAACTTTATTAGGTTTAGAGGTTAAGTTAGAAGAGAGAAAGCTAGAAAATGGCACTCGATTTGAAGCTGAGAGCTTTGAAGCTGGTAGAGAAGTTTTTATCGTAACCGATGAAGACGAAAGAATTGCCGTTCCTGTTGGAGAGTATTTACTAGACGATGGAATGATGCTTATTGTTGAAGAGGAAGGTATCATTGCTGGTATGACTGAATCTGAAGAAGAAGTTGTTTCAGAAACTGTTGAAGCGCCTGTTGTTGAAGAAGTTGAAGCGGCTGAGGTTGCTGATATTGAAGATTGGAGAGGCCTGGAACTTCGTGTTAAGAACCTCGAGGATGCCATAGCTGATTTAAAAGAAGACAAAGAAAACAAGGTTGAAGCATCGGATGACTCAAGTTTAAAAACTAGAACTGTTACTGAAAAATTTAGTAAAAATTCAAAAGCAATTAAGCACAATCCAGAAAAAACAAACGAGGTTAAGTTAAACAACTACGCCCAAAACAGACCAATGAATACTCAAGACAGAGTATTTGCAAAATTATTTAATAACAACTAATACTTAAAAATTAAAATTATGTTAAAAAGAACAGAATTAGCGACTAATGTTACAATCGCTTCCACCTATGCTGGAGAGTTCTCGGGGAGATATATTTCTGCGGCTCTTTTGACGGCCAAAACTATTGATTCAGGCGGCGTCACTGTACTTCCAAATATCAAGTATAAACAAGTAATTCAGAAGGTTGAAACGGGCGATCTAATCGCAGCCGGTTCATGTGATTTCACGGCTAACTCTAGCGTTACCTTATCAGAGGTAGTTTTAGAACCCCTTGAATTCCAGGTAAATTTACAATTGTGTAAATCAGATTTTATTAACACTTGGGATGCGATTTCCATGGGGTATAGTGCCTTTAATAATAACGGACTACCTACTTCATTTTCTGATTATTTAATTGGTTACGTTGCAGCTAAAGTTAGTGCCGCTAACGAAATTAATTTATGGACAGGAAATCTGGGCGGAGCCCAGGCCGGTGAATATGACGGACTGGAAACACTTGCAGCAGCGGATGCAACTGTAATTGATGTACCAGCTCACGCACCTATTACAAGCTTAAACGTAATTGAAAAATTACAAGCTGTAGTAAATTTAATTCCTAATGCCGTTTATGGTAAAGAGGATTTAAAATTATACCTATCAACTAAAATTCAAAAGGCCTATATAACAGCCCTCGGAGGTTTTGCTGTCCAAGCTACCTCTAACGCTGGTGTTGATAATAAAGGCACAACTTGGTTTGCTGGTCAGGATTTATCATTCGGAGGAATACCTATTTTCGTAGCACCCGGGATGACAGACGACACGATTATTGCAGCAGAAACGAGTAACCTTTTCTTCGGACTTGGCTTATTAAATGACTATAATGAGGTCCGCACCTTGGACATGACTCCACTAGATGGTAGTCAGAATGTTCGTGTAATAATGAGATTCACCGCAGCGGCTCAGATTGGGATAGGGGCAAACGTAGTTTACTACGCAGCTTAGATAGCAGCAGTAAATCGCATTATAACTCAAACAATTAATTAATACTAATCAACTCAAGGGTATCTTGTAACTACTTGATACCCAACGAGTTATAAAATATAAAACAAATGGCATGTGATATTACAGCCGGAAGGCTAGAACCCTGCAAGGATTCCGTAGGAGGCATAACTGCAATATATATTGGCGGCGCTTATACTACTGGATTATTAAACGCTCCAGCAGATGGTGGAGTTACAATTACAGCTGATGAAATTTCAGCTTTCGCTGCACCTCTTACATTTTATAAATACAACCTAAAGGGTGCTAATTCTTTTGATCAAACCAACGAGAATTCGAGAGAAAACGGAACGAGTTTCTGGACTCAAACGGGGACTGTTGTTTTGAAAAAGCAAGATAAAAGTACGACTGCACAGTTGAAGCTGTTAAGTTACGGAAGGCCGCAAATTATAATTGAAGACTATAATGGTAAATTTTACTTAGCGGGTATTGAAAATGGCGTTGAGGTAACTGTAAATACAGCGACCGGAAGCGGAATGGGTGACCTAAATGGATATAATCTAACTTTAACTGGAACTGAAAAATCTCCGGCTAATTTTATTTTAAGTACTATAATTGGGGATACTACAAATACAGTGATTGTTGTTGGAGTATAATTACTTATTTTTTTAATAAACTAAAGGCAATACTATAAGTTTTGCCTTTTTTTATATAACAGTTTTGGCCTTTTGGTGTTTATATTAAAATACTATAATGATTATACTAACAACTAGTGCAGCTGCGCAACAATTAAAATTTATTCCTCGTGAATATGCGGCCTCTAGTATTCAGATAGTAGATCAAGACACTAATACACCGGTTGATTATACCGGCTTAACATTTATTACTGATAAATACTATTTAAAAGGTGACGTAATATTTAGCCCCTTACTAATAGAGGGCAGATATTACACAATTAAAGTGCTTAACGGCAGTAATATTGTTTACAGAGATATGATTTTTTGTACTGATCAAGCGGTTAGTACTTATACCATTAATAAAGATGTTTACATTAAAAATGTAACCACTAATCAATATGTTGTAATATGAGCGAAGTTTTTATAACAAATTTAGCAGCTTATACTGCCCCGGAGGTTGTTGAGTTAAAAAATAAGGATTGGGTGCAATACGGCGCTGACAATCAATATTTTAACTACATAATTTCTGTAAATAATAACTCTACAACTTGCAGAGCTATTTGCACGGGTACCGCCAATATGATATATGGCAAAGGCCTTGCCGCACATGATGGGGATAAAAGAGTTGAGCAATACGCTCAAATGATGAGCCTTTTTAAAAAGAAAGATTTAAGAAGGTTTATAAACGATTACAAAATATTAGGAATGGCAGCATTTCAAATAGTCTATGAAGGCGGAAGAGTAAAAGAAGTACACCATTTCCCAATGGAAACTTTAAGAGCTGAAAAAGCAAATAACGAGGGAAGTGGAGATATTGAAGCTTGGTATTATTCCAATCATTGGAGCAATTTAAAACCGAATGAAAAACCGGAGAGAATTCCAGCTTTCAGATTTGGAAATGGTAACGAAACAGAAATGTATGTTTTAAAACCTTATGAATCTGGCAAATATTATTATTCTGAGCCGGATTGGTCTTCTGCTATGCCTTACGCAGTTTTAGAAGATGAAATAGCGGATTATTTAATTAACGATTGTATCTCAGGATTTTCGGGAACTAAAGTCGTGAATTTTAATAATGGGGTACCTGATCCCGAAAAAATGCAATCTATAAAAAATGATGTATTACAAAAGTTAACTGGTAGCAGAGGAGAAAAAACAATTGTTGCGTTTAACTCAAACGCAGAGAGCAAAACGACTATTGACGACATACCGCTAAATAATGCTCCGGAGCACTACTCTTATTTGGCTGATGAATGTTTCAAGAAGTTAATTGTTGGCCATAGAGTGACCTCTCCAATGCTACTGGGAATTAGAGAAGGTTCAGACGGGCTGGGCAATAATGCGGAGGAAATAAAAAACGCCACGCAGCTTTTTGATAACATTGTTATTAAAGTATTTCAAGATCAGGTTATTGAGTGCATAGATGAAATTCTATCAATTAATGAAATTGCATTGGATCTTTATTTTAAAACACTTAAGCCGATTGAATTTAGTGACATTGATGTTGTAAACAAAGAAATTATTGAGGAGGAAACTGGATATGAAATGTCTAAGGTTAATCTTAAAATGATTGATGGTGTTGAAGCTTTTGAAACTATTGAAGAA